CTGTGCTCATCGTATTCTCCCTTTGCAAGCACCGTCGGAGACTTGGCCACACTGAGTGTGTCCTGGAACCTCGCCGGAACCGCAGGAGTTGTTCGCGGCACAGCCTAGCTAGTGTAGACTTTTAGGCATGAACTTTACGCTCGAAATTCACTACATTGGAAACGACACCCCGAAGGTTGTCAACGGTATCGCCGCCGACATTGTTGGATTCGAAACACGTTTCGACCTTTCTATGTCGCGCCTGCAAAAGGATGCAAAGCTAACGCACCTGATGTTTTTGGCGTGGCATGTTGAACAGCGCACAAAAGCTACAGCCAAAACTTTTGAAGACTGGCTGAACGATGTTGAATCTGTGCAGGCGGCTAACCCAAAAGCATAAAAGGAATCGGTGACGATTCCACCCATTGGCTGATTGCCACGATTGCTTGTGAAACGGGCTTGTCTCCGACCGAGTTGATGAACTTGGAGCCACGCATGTTGTTCACTATTCAGCGTTACCTTTTGGGCAAGGCGAGGCGGGGGCAGTCGCGCCGGTAGAATAGAGGAAGACTTTGAGGAGTTTTTCCTGTGACTATTTCCGTTGACCAAGGCGACCTGAACAGGGTTGTGCGTGAGCTGAAGGCGATTGACGATAAGTCTGTGCGGATGTTGCGGTCATCGTTGAAGATTGGTTTAGCACCGATGACGTCAAAGATTCAGTCGGACATTCCCAAAACCGCACCTTTGTCAGGCATGAACCATCGCGGCTCCACTAGGTGGCGTGGTGTAAACAAACCGGTGGTGTCTTTCATGCCTGGCCGGTCTAAAAAAAATGGCACGAACCTTTTGATGATTACGGTTACGGGTGGTAAGCGTGGGCTTGGCTTTGATTATGCAGAGCTGGCAGGTATTCGCTCTAGGCCTGGTCGCACAGTGTCGAAACCTTACACGAGGCGCGTTCGCGGTGGTGGCGTTACCAGGGAGATGACGCACAGGGTTACAACACAGGGCGACATTTTCATCAACAAGTTGCAGATGCGCAAACCTATTCGTGGGGTAGCGGGCCGTTACGCATATGACTCGTTTCTCAAAATGCGCCCTCTTGTTGTTGAAACGGCGCGAGGAATCATTAACACGTTCATGGCTTCGTACGACAAAAAGTTTAGGGTTTAGGGGGCATTATGGCTGGCGGTCCAATTCGTCTTGTTATTGCATCAAAGTTTGACCCGAAAGGTATCAACAGCGGCAAGTCTGCACTGAAGAAGTTTGGTGGTGTTGCGGGGAAGATTGGGGCCGCTTCGGTTGCCGCCATTGCCGGAATTGGGACTGCGGCGTTGCGGATGTCGTCCGAGTTTGAAACGTCGTTTGCAAAGATTCAAGGGTTGGTGGGTGTTTCCACTGACCAGCTGGGTGAGCTTGAGGATGCCGCGAAAACGTTAGGCCCACAGTTTGGCCGGTCCGCGCAGGAAGCTGCGGACGCTTTGTTCTTTATCACGTCGGCGGGTTTGCGTGGCGCTGACGCTGTGACCGTGTTGGAGGCATCGCTGAAGGGTGCCGCTGCCGGACTGGGTGACACTAAGACGATTGCGGACTTGGCGACGTCTGCGGTGAACGCTTATGGGGCTTCACAGCTTGATGGTGCGCAGGCGGTTGATGTTTTGACTGAGGCTGTGCGGGAGGGAAAGCTGGAGCCTGCCGCGCTTGCAGGCGCTATGGGGCAGGTGTTGCCTTTGGCGTCGGCTTTGGGTGTTGGGTTTAATGAGGTGGGTGCGGCCATGGCCGCCATGTCTCGGACGGGTACTGATGCTTCTACAGCATCGACCCAGTTGCGACAAATTCTTGCATCGCTAACTTCTCCGACAGCCGAGGCCAACGAAGCGCTGGCTGGCATGGGGGCTCTCTGCCGAGGGTTTGCGGCAAGAAATAAAAGAGAAAGGTTTGTTCTCTGCGCTAGAAACTTTGACCGGCGCTTTTCGACGGGGAACATTGAGGCGACAGCTTCGGTCTTTGGAAACGTGCGAGCCTTGTCTGGTGTGCTGGACTTGATGGGTCCAAACGTTGAGGGCACAGCACAAATTTTGCCTAACAATGACGGACGACGTCGGCGCTTTGGATGATGCGTTTGCAGCAGTTGAGGACACTGCCGGATTCAAAATGAACAAAGCTTTGGAGACCGCGAAGGTTTCCCTTCTCGGTGTGGGTGACATTCTCCTCCCCATTGCCGCGCGGATGCTTGACTCTTTAATGCCCGTCATCGACTCTTTGGGTCCAGCTTTTAGAAGGTTTGTTTTACAGAGCTGGAGCCTGTATTTAGCGGACTGGCCGGCATGTTGCCTGGGTTAATGGAAGCATTAATGCCTTTACTTCCCATCATTGGCGACATTGCGGGAGTGTTCTTCGACCTGGTCGCCGCTATTCTGCCGCCGGTCATCGCTTTGCTTGACGTGCTGATGCCATTGTTTGCGGACCTGACAAGTGTGCTCGGCGACTTTATCGGTGACGCTCTAGATTTGTTGGCACCTGTGCTGATGGATATAGCAGACACGTTGGAACCTATCATTGCGGCAGCGTTCCCAATTTTTATGACGTTGTTAGAAACACTAATCCCTATCCATTCTTGAGCTTGTGGAAATGTTCCTGCCGTTGCTTGACTATGTGCTGCCTGTGCTTGAGGCGCTACTTGTGGACGTGGTTCTTCCAGCGTTGGCAAGATTCGCTGAAGTGCTGTCTGTTGTTTTACCTATTGCCATGGAAGTTTTCAAACAGGCCGGCTTGGGCCGCCTACTGTTGGCGATGGGAGATTTTGCGGACGACTTTGGCAAGCTAGTCCACTCCATTAGGCTGTTCTTCGCCGAGGGCATGAACCTCATGATTGAGGCGATGGAAAAGTTTATCAACGGGTCGCTTCGCGGGCTGAATTGGTTTATCGAAAAAGCTAACTCTTTGCCTGGGGTGCAAATAAACTTCAGGGCTGAGATGGTTGAGTTTGACCGCATTTCTGTCCCAGGGCAGTTCGACAACATGAGTTTCCCGGAAGTTGACGTCACCGGTGTTACTGACAACGGTCGCCGAGGCATTAAAGCGGCAGCGGCAGAGTATTCCTCTTTGTTTGAAGAAGCGTTTGTTAGGGGGACAATGCAGCGTGCGGGCGTCACTAATCAGAGCAGGGCGGCACAAATTTTGGCCGACGTTTTGGTGTGCCTGCGATGGCTGACGGTGGCATTGTGAGCAGTCCGACGTTTGCTTTGATTGGCGAGGCGGGCCCTGAAGCTGTGGTGCCTCTGGACCAACTTGGCAGGGGTGGCGCAACGTATAACATCACGGTGAACGCGGGTATCGGCACCAATGGTTCTCAGGTCGGTGAGCAGATTCTTTCTGCCATTCGCGCATATGAACGCACGTCCGGCCCTGTCTTTGCGAGGGCGTGATGCACGACACCACAGTTGAGGTTGGCCGTACACGCGGTTTCATTCTGGACGACCCGGTTGCAGGTGTGTTGGACAACACAGAGTTCCCTTTGGGTGGAGTGTTTTTTTATGACGTGAGCCGTTTTGTGCGCAGTGTGTCTGTGCAGCGGGGAAAGAACCGCCAGCTTGACCGGTTCTCTGCAGGAACACTGAGTGTTGTTTTGAATAACGAGTCACGGTTTTTTGACCCTTTTGGTGCAACAGAGATTGACCCTATCCCTCGGGTACCTATTCGTGTGACGTCCGGGTCGGTTGTGCAGTTCACGGGGGTTGTCGAAGATTGGGATTATTCCTACGAACCGGGTGGCCGGTCTTCTGCTTTGGTGAGGGCTGTGGATGATTTGACCCGGTTGGCTCGCACTAGTGTGGTGGCTTCTGGTAGTGCCACACCTGAGCTAAGTGGGGCGCGGGTGAATGCTGTGTTGGATATGGATTCGGTGCGGTGGCCTGAAGACCGTCGCTTTGTCGATGTTGGGGATTCGTTTTTATGTTCTGACGTGTTTGAGGGGCAGAATGCGTTGGAGTATTTGCAGTTGGTGGAGGTGTCGGAGCAGGGGCAACTGTTTGTGGGTAAGGGTGGTGATTTGGTTTTTCGTTCGCGTACTTCGGCGACACCTCGGACGGGTGACGTGTTGGTGTTTGCGGATGATGGTTCGGGTGTGCCTTACAACCAGGTGCAGGTGAATTATGGTACTGAGTTGATGGTGAACCGGGTTACTGTTTCTGCACCGTTGTCTACGGCTGTGGCGGAGAATGTGAGTTCGCAGACAACGTTTGGGGTTATTTCGGAGGAGCTTACGGTGTTGTGTGCTTCTGCTTCTGTTGTGCAAAACATTGCAGATTTTGTTGTGGGACGTTTTGGTGAGCCTGAGTATCGGTTTGAAACTTTGCTTATTGATGTGGATGGGTTGGCTTTGGGGCAGGTTGCCGATGTGTTGGCGTTAGAGATTGGTGATGTTGTTGAGGTGAAGTTCACACCTAATAGTGTGGGTGCGCCGATTGATAGGTTTGCGCAGGTGATTGGTGTGTCGCATGAGGTGGGCCGATGACTCATCAGGTGTCGTTGCGTTTGTCGTCGCTAGAGTTTGCGTTCTTTGTGTTGGATGACGTGGTGTTCGGTATACTTGACACTAATCACCTCGGTTTTTGATAGGAGTTTTTTGTGGCTGTTCCGGCAGGGTTTAGGACGTTTGGTGCTGGGGCGGTGCTTACTGCTGAGCAGGTGAACACTTTTTTGATGTCGCAGAGCATTCCGGTGTTTGCGAGTGAGGCTGTGGCGGGTTCTGCTATTGCGTCACCGCAGGAGGGCCAACATCGTTTCCTCAAAGACACGGATGCGCTTCAGTATTACACTGGGAGCGCGTGGGTTGCTGCTGGCGGTGCCGGTGGCGGCGGTTTTTGAAACTAACTTTCTACTCATGGGGGCATAAATAATGGCAACATCATATAAATCACTTGGTCAGCTTGACCTCACTACGACTTCGCTGACGGACTTATACACCTGTCCTGCCTCGACTGACACGGTTGTCAGCACGGTTATCATCGCTAACCGGACTGCGAGCGCAACAACTTTCCGCCTGGCTATCCGTGTGGATGGGGATGCGATTTCGAACCAGCATTACATTGCTTATGATGTACCGGTTGCCGCAAACGACTCCACGACTTTGACTTTGGGTATCACGATGTTGGCTACCGATGTGATGACGGTGAGCGCTGGGGATGCTGACGCTTTGTCTATCAATGCTTTCGGTGCTGAAGTAACCGTCTAGGGGGTTGTTGTGGCTGTAACAAGTATGGCAAACAGTTCCATAAGGGACTTCAAAAAAGAGAACAAACTCGCGTTTGGGAACACAAGCTCTCCCTGGGACATAAAGTTTCTTGTCATTGCTGGCGGTGGTGGCGGTGGTGGCTCTGGCGGTGGTGGCGGGGCTGGAGGATACCGGACGAACGCGGGCGACTCTGGCGGGGGTTGGACGCTGAAGAATCTTGGTATGTCGCGTCAGGCACTTACACTTTGACAGTTGGCGGCCCTGGGTCGGGAAGCTCGGGCTATGGTTCAAGCGGTAGCGATTCTGTGCTAGGTGATATAACTACTGTGATAGGAGGCATACGCAGTGTTGGTGGCGGTGGCGGTGGCAAAATGTACCGCGAGGGATATTCAGGCGGTTCAGGCGGTGGTGGCGACGATGGTTATGATGGTGGCGATGGAACGGTAGGTCAAGGGCTTCGGCTGGAGGGAATGGGCGCGATGGACGGCGGCGGTGGGGCTGGTGAGCTGCT